TTGCACGACCGGCACCATGATTGCAAACTGCTTTTAGTTGTTCGGTCTGTGCCGAAAGCGGATATTGGTTTTGTCTGTTTGCACTTTGTGCAGGTTTTTAGTTGATTCATACTGTAATCTCCGCTAATCTGCGTCCTGTATTTTCAATCCATATTTGTCGTTGATAAAATGGTAATTCGTCAACATAGTCGCAACCTTCTGAACATTCACTATCATAATATTTGCCTTCATACCATATAAAGCAATGATAAGGTGCAATATGCGTGAACCAATCAGGAAAATCTCCTACATTATCCGACCAGCTTATCCAGTCTGCATCGCCCCAAACGGCTACGCCAAAACCGCTAAATTCTATATCATCAGCAAAATTTGAGCATAGTCCATTATTGATTTTCTTTGTAGTTAAACCAAGAGTATCATAATATTGATTGCAAAGGTTTTCTATTGCTTGTATGATATTCATAATGTCAATCATACCATATTACTAAGCCGATGTCAAGTATAAAATCGGTCTATGTCAAACTAATTTCAGGTAGACCGACTACCTGCGATTCTGGTTTGTTAGAACATATCCGTCCATATAGGTCTGAGTAGTGTCCCTCTACATAGACCGACTATAAACTATTGTGGAGTATGGTGTTATAACTGTTTTTACTCTTTTATGTCTATATAGATATTAAAACTATACTAAGAGAAAATAGAGATAAGATATAGTCTATATATAACAGTATAGACAAATAGGGATGTAAAATGTATATAGAGATAGTTTAGTCGGTGTGTGTAGACATGGAAACAGGTCAAATGTCTTTATAGAGTCTGTGGCTGTATTGTAGTGCAGTTATAGCCATGTCTATATAGAATTTTTAGGGGGACTGATAGGCGTTTTTAGGCCAGTCTTGCTGATTTTTATAGACGGGTATATGGACATATTTAGGATTGAGGTGGACATAAGCTGAGCTAATACTATTATAAGCTAAGCTAATACCTACTGATTCTAAGAAAATCACTCCAGCCGACCAACCAAAACAAAAGCCGACCATCGATGAGACAGTCGGCTTGTGGTGAAAAAGGATATTTGGTGTGGTTATTTTTTCTTAATCCTGATTAGTAATGTGCAATCGCACTTATGTTTTCGACCGCGATAATCGCATCCGACAATCCGGCCACACTTTTTACAGGCTTGCTGGTTTTGTTTGTCTGATTCTGGTTTTCTCATTTTTTCTCTCCAATAAAGTCTGATGTTATTGCATTAAACTCATCGCTTGAACAGTCTTTGTATCGTCCGTCAATGGTCATATCAACTAAATCGCCGTTTTTGTCAAATTCTGCATAAAGTCTATGGCCTGATAACTCTGAACAAGGCCAAATTGCACCGATTCTATTTGCCCAATTATAGGTATCATTAGCCGATAACCATAATTGTGTGCCGTAGTCTGATTTTCTAACTCTCATTTCGTTACCCTCCGATAGAGTTTCAAGTATTCACGCCACAACTGATTAGCCTGTTGTTGGCTGATATATCCCCACTGTACTAATTGTCTTAGTCTATTGCGTTTTAGAGTTTTCATTCTAAGCCCTCTCACGTCCTCTGTACTGGACGTTAGCATAGACAGGCATATGCTAATACTATAAGCAGTAACATCTGTCCGTTTGATATGTTGTTGAATAGTCTATTTGTCATTGCAGTAGCACCTTTGGATTTTTTGTATTCTGCATTTGGTTTTAGATTTCTGCAAGTAGTATGCGTAATGGTGCACGCCATTGCAACGTATCTCATACTTTTTGTATTTTTTTAGTATCTTCATATGTATAGTATAGCACACGTAAGGCACAAGTGCAAGTCTTTTCTTTTATTTTATGTAAATAGTCTTATAGGACGTAACACGTCCAGTAATGATGTGCCTTATGGTGTGGGAACCGCGTGACATAGGCAATGTCACCACCGATTCAAGACTGTGAGTGCGGTTATTATCGACCCCCCGTACCGACCCTTATCGGACTGTGGGGGGAGTCCCTACCTCCCCTTCCTACAAGACCTCGATATCCCATTCCCCCTGTTAGATAATCACTTAACACTTAACCCTCTATCATACAACAGGTTAGCACGTTAACTGACCTACCGGGGGGTAACATGCTGCGTAAAGGGACCCCTCTCAAGGAGAATATAATAAAAAAATTGAGAATATTCTCTAAAAACCCGATAATTAAGGCTGATCTCTCGGTAGTATAGAAGGACATATGTTTTTCTAAGCGGCCCAGGGGGTTTGTAGATCTATAAGGTGGGGTTTCGACCGCTTCCCTGTGGGATAGACCCCTGGATAAGCTTATATGGTGAGAGTAGCTCAACTGGTCAGAGCATTGGGTTGTGATCCCAGGGGTTATGAGTTCGAGTCTCATCTCTTACCCTTTCCAGGCCGCCAGAAGTGCGAAATGGTATTTATACTGGTAAGCAGCCCAGGTCAGCAGTAAGCTGAGATTAATGAGGCCGAGGGCTAATGTCGACATCCCTGGGCCATGCTTACCCCGGATGTCAACCCCACGTTAGGAGACTGATATAAACCGAACTCAAATAGGCCAGCTATACGACAGTTTCCCCGAATCCCAACGAGATATGCCCCGCGAACAGTTCATCAAGAAGACCATGAGCACCCTGGATCCGGTCAAGAATGCGAAGCTCCTTGATTCGATAGTTCAGCGTAAGCGGTGGGGTAATAGAAATAAGGCACAGATAGACCGAGCGATGAAGGGTGGTCCTGCGTGATGGCATCCAGGATGGACCCGAAAGAGTATGAACGGCGAAAACAGGTCAGATTGCCTAAAACAGCTACTTTTGCTGGGCGGTTGTATCATCTGATATTCGGTGAAATGGATGGAAACTGTGATACGGATGATAAATATTGGCTTATGGTTGAAAGTGATCTCTCAAAATGTGTAGGTCTGGAAACAGTTATCCACGAAGCACTACACGCGTGTAGGTGGGCTGCTCACGAGAAGACAGTAGACCGGGATGCAAAGGATATAGCCCGGTTTTTATGGCGTTTGGGGTATCGCAAAATATGAAAACTAAAATAAATTACTTAAAGGAGAAATAACATGCCAGTAGGCGAAGTTTATCTATGTAGCAATTCAGGTGATCGCGTGCCCCCGCACCCATCGATGGCGAATCCGGTAGCGAACTCAGGCGTACAACTGGACGCTGGTAAGGATGTAGCTGGTACGGAAACAGTAGTTGGTGGACAATCATATATCATATCTACCTGTGGTAATCGTGCTGGTAGATGGTTATTCAGTATCACTGGTGCCCTGGCTACTGAAGCGTACATTGAGTGGGTATGTGCTCAAGGTGAGAAGATCATCATCAAGATACCGCAAGGTGTCACTACACTTTATTATTTGCAGAAAGATCAGGCTGGTTATGGTTATTTAGTGCCACTCGATCCGGAGAATTAAGATGAAGAAGTGGATTTTGGCGGTACTGTTGTTGGGTTTCTTATCTACGGCAGGTTTCCTATATAGGAAAACCGACCTATATGAGAACATGGTAGATGCTTCAGTGACAATATATGGTTGTGGCTCCGGGGTATTTATTGATGATGATGTGATTTTAACCGCCGCTCATTGCCTTGAGGGAAGGAAATCTTTTACTATAGAGTTGAATGATGGTACGATATTAGAATCGAATGATTTTTATATAGACAAAGAAAAGGACATCGGTTTTGTATTCGTAGAAGCAGATGAACTTTATATTGTCAAAGTGTCATCTGTATCTGTGAAGGTAGGAGATTCTATTTATCTTGTTGGCAGACCCCAAGATATACTTTTCAAGTTTTCTCTAACCAAGGGAATTATATCTCATCTTAGTAGAGATATACCTGAAATGAATTGGGAAGACTTATTGCAGACTGATGCCGAAGGTGGACCAGGTAGTAGTGGTGGTCCACTCTATAATTCCGATGGTAATCTGGTGGGCATGTATGTAGGACACGCTTGGAATGGTGGTATTGGTATTAGTTTATGCGAGAGTGCCAAGAGTATTCTGGAAGCATATGAGAGGTGTTTAGATGCCCGCCGCAAGTGAGAAACAAAGAATAGCAGCGGCGATTGCGAAACACCATCCTGAGAAACTCTATAAGAGAAATCGTGGTTTGTTGAAAATGTCTAAAGAAGATCTAAGTGATTATGCCAGACGACACAAAAGAAAAAAGCGAACACGGTAAGAAGATAGTAGCTGGTAAATTATTATCGAAGTTCATTAAAGAGATCGCCAGTGAAATATGTGACGATCCTGTGATAAAGGCTAAGGGCGAAGAAGCTGTGATGTTGACTAAGGCTGAAACTATCGCGAGATATATATGGAAAGTTGCTCTTGGTTATGAAGAATCCATTGATGTTTTAGATAAAGCTGGAAAGAAAACTGGCATTAGACCTGAAGTTCATAAACCTGATAGATGGGCGATCAACATGATCTGGGATAGGTTGGAAGGTCGTGCTGGTGCAGCGGATCTTAAAGGTGGTAGTGATAAGGCATCGTTAGCTGATCGGGTGTCGGCCTTGGGTAAGAAACATATGAATCAGATTGCTAAGGGGTCTAATGGTTCTTAAACATTGTATAAAATGTAATGAAGATAAAGTCCCCAGTAGATTTCATAGAGATGAACGATATAAAGATGGTCGAAGTTCTTATTGCAAAACTTGTCATAATAAGGTAGCTCTTAAACATTCAAAAACAGAAAAGGGAAAAAAGACAAAAAATAAAGCCCAGAAAAAATATCGAAAAACGAAAAAGGGGAAGAGAACACAGCAAAGGTATTATGGACGGCATCCAGTTGAAAGCGTTAAAGGTCCTGTATTGGTTAAACATAAAAATAGTATCTTAAAGAGAAAATACGGAATAACTCTTAAAGAATATGAACAAATATTCAAAGCCCAAAATGGAGTTTGTGCTGTTTGTGGCAATCCTGAAAACCAAATAGATAAGAGATATGGCACTAAGAAAAGATTAGCAGTTGATCACGATCATAAAACTGAAAAAGTAAGAGGTTTACTGTGCATGAATTGTAATTGTCTTCTCGGAAAGATACAAGATAATCCCACGTTATTAAGAAGTGTTATAAATTATTTAGGTTGCTCTGTGACAAGTTAAGAATGGTAGATATAGCCGAAAAACTTCGACCTGAACTTCGGACTCCTTTTCCTGACGTACCCGAATTTTGGACTTGTTCAAGAACTGGACTTGTTGTTCCCAAGAGAACTGTGGCTAATCTTAATTATCGAACAGAAATTTTGAAAGATACTGAATATGATAAAGGTTTTCAAAATGATTTGATGGCTGCAAGTGCAGAATCTCTTTTATTCTGGATCAATACATTTTGTTTTACGTTTCATCAATTCGATGTTGAGGGCAGTACCGGGGAACGATATGAATCGAAAGAAGCATATCATCCGTTTATATCCTGGGAGATTCAGGATGTTCTATTCGAGCGTTTGATTTGGCACCTCGCCAATGCTAAGGACATCTTGATTAACAAATCTCGTGATATGGGTGCAAGCTGGATGTGTGCTATATTCTTACATTGGCTTTGGTTATTCAGACCCAATTCACAACTTCTTGAATTATCAAGGACTGAACCTTATGTCGACCAACCCGGAAATTTAAAGGCACTTTTCCAAAAACACGACTTGTTGAATATTTTCTTACCTGATTGGATGAAACCACCTCAGTGTGCAGTGGGGCAGAAATACCGTACCAAGATGCACCTGTATAATACTCTCAATGGTTCGTGTATTGACGGGGAATCAACGACCGAGCATGCTGCATCTGGTGATAGACGTTTAGTTGCTTTGTTAGATGAGTTTGCAAAAGTAAAACATGGTCGGTTGATGAGAAGTGCAACGAGGGATGCTGCTTTAGTGCGTATAGTCAACAGCACTGTAAGCGGTCCGGGGACTGAATATTCTAAATGGAAAAATGATGGTACGATAGTTGTATTCCCATTATTATGGTGGGATCATCCAGAAAAAGGCCTTGGTCGCCATGTAGTTCAAGATTCAGTGACAAACGCCTATAAGATCAGATCACCCTGGTATGATGCAGAATCAGAAGTCAGATCACCACAGGAAATGGCAAGGGAAATCGATGCTAATGACCTTGAGGCTGGTTCGACATTTTTCACTGTCACGAATATTGAGAAACACATAGCGATATTCGGTCGCCCACCTAAGACATGCTGGGATGTGGATTTCGTAAGAGGGATAGCAAACGATAGTATCCCGATGATCCTGAAGAAGAAGGATCTGAAGAAGGTGGCGTGTAAACGAACAGTTAAAGGCAAACTCAAGATCTGGGTTAATCTGATAAATGGCAGGTTGGACCAAAATCTTGATTATGTTATTGGTTTCGATCTGTCCAAAGGGCAAGGTGCCTCTAATTCAGTTGGATCGATTAAGTGTCGGCAGACTGGTGAGAAGGTAGGTGAGTGGGCTGATGCTAATACACCACCATATGAGATGGCTCGTGTTGGGATGGCTTTGGCATTATGGATAGGTGGTAGGAAGAAATTACCGTTCTTGAAGTGGGAGATGAATGGTGATCCTGGTTTTGATTTTGGTAGGTTAGTTGTTAAAGTTTTTCATTATCCGTACTATTACAGGGACGTTAAGGTCGGTAATATTAGGGATAAGAAAACTAAAAAGTATGGCTGGCATAACAATGCGAAGTCTAAAGGTGAGCTTCTCAATGCGTATGATCGAGCGTTGGCTCATGGTGGTTATCTGAACCACTCGATCAAAAGTTTAGAGGAAGCAAAAACTTATATTTATAATGATGATGGATCTATAGGCCCGGCATGTTTAGTAGAAGAAAGTTCATCTGCTAAAAAAACTCATGGAGACAGAGTAATGGCGGACGCTTTGACTATAGAAGACAAATATTATAAATTAAGGGCAGGAAGAGAATCATCAGAGGCACGAAACGATATGAGAACAGCAGCGGGACGCAAAGCAGCGTTGAAGCAGAGACGTGCCAAGCCGAGAGGATGGCGGTCGAAATTTGATTTTAGAGGATAGAGATGCCGGGTAGGAAAAGAATAAACATAGAAGGTCAGAAATTCGGTAGATTAACAGCTTTACATGATGCTGGAAGAAAGAAACGAGAACGTTTATGGAAGTGTTTATGTGAATGTGGTCAATTTACTACTGTGATGGTATCGCAATTAAAAGCCGGAAGAGTTAAAAGTTGTGGATGTTTACGAAGTGAATTGGCAAGTCAACGAGCCAAAAGAGATCTTGTTATGGGATCTAATAAATTATCTGCGGGGGAAGCTAACTTAAATCATGTGATTAGAGGTTATAAAGGTGGGGCGAAGAAAAGAAATCTTGAATTTTCTCTAACTAAGGAACAATTTAGGGAATTAACTCAACAAAAATGTTTTTATTGCGAGACCAAACCACATAATATATGTCACTATCCACAATCTAACGGTGAATATATTTATAATGGCATAGATCGTGTAGATAATACTAAAGGATATACGATTGATAATTGTGTCGCTTGTTGTTTTGCTTGTAATCAGTGGAAACAAGCTTATACTCAACAAGAATTTTTATTGAGAATTAAACTCATTTATGAAAATTTGTTGAAGAAATAATTATGGAATATTTTACGCCGAATAAATTTGCCCTCGCTGTTCGTCAAGGATTTGAACGCAATAAGCGGCACAGGCGTGCTCGTGCTATGTTCATCAAAGAGTACGTTGGAAAATATTACGCTTCTGAATATGGTCTAACTGGTGACGAACCGATCAACCTGATATTCAATACTATCAGAGCGACAGTGCCCAACCTCGTAATGAAAAGCGGTGTCAACAAAGTATCAACTGAGATAGTTGAGTACAGACAATATGCCTACCTACTCGGACTTGCACTTAATAAACTCGACATACAAATAAAAACTAAGGATACGTTGCGTGCCGCGATAGTTGATGCGTTCTTTATGATGGCCGTTGTTAAAACTGGTTTGGCCGGTGGTGGCCAGATATTGAACTTCGGTGACATCTTCGTTGATGAAGGCCAGGTATTTACCGATCTTGTTGACTTTGATGATTTCACAGCCGACCCCTCTTGTAAGGACTATCGCAAGGCAGCTTTTCTTGGTGATAGAAATCGAGTCCCACGACAGATCTTGCTGGATGATGATGAAATGGATCATGATCTGGTAATGAAAATGCCGAAATCGTTTCATCCTGATGCCAGGAGCAAAGTTGAAGCACTTACCAGGCGAGGTGTCAGTGATAGTGAAATGTATGAACTTCAGGATTTTGTTGATGTTGTAGAAATCTTCGTCCCTGGGGCTAACGCACTCATTACTATTCCTGATCCGAAACAAATAATTTTCCCTGAGTATCTTGCTGCACGCGATTATTACGGTCCAAAGGAAGGACCATATTCTATACTTGCTTTGACGCAACCAGTGCCGGGCAACCCATTCCCAGTAGCACCGGTATCAGTTCATTTCGATCTACATAGAATGGCCAATAAGATGATGGTCAAACAGATGAACCAAGCTGATCGAGAGAAAAGTATTGCTATGTATGATCCAGCAGGTGCAGATGAAGCTGAAGACATTAGAACTGCCAAAGATGGTGACGTAATAGCAGGTAATCCTGATACTGCTAAAGTGTTGACATTTGGTGGCAACAATGTCAAAAGTGAACAGATGCTTCAACAGTGTCAGATATGGCATAATTATATGTCAGGTAATCCTGATCAGATGTCTGGTCTGGTATCCAACGCTGAATCAGCAACACAAGCTAATATTCTGCAAGCTAATGCGACCATTACTATCGAAGATGCACGCGAGATGATCTATGATTTCGCAGCAGAGAATGCCGGTAAGAGATTGTGGTATATACACACTGATCCATTCATGGATCATATGCTCGCCAGAAGGAAACCAGGTGGTGAATATGAGCAGTTGCGATTAACTCCTGAACAAAGAGATGGTGATTTTCTTGATTATACATGCACTCTGAAGGCGAGATCGATGTCACGTCTTGATCCGGCTGTTAGGACTAAGCGGATCGTTGAGTTTGCGGCCAATGTTATGCCGAGTGTTATGAACTCTGCTATGGTGGCAATGCAGATGGGATTGCCATTTAACGTTCAAGAAGCTCTTACTGATATTGCAGAAGAACAAGGTATTCTCGATGATGTCCAGGATTGGTTCAATGATCCTTCTTTCATGCAGCGTATGCAATTAGTAATGGCAATGAACCCGCAACCAGCAGGTAAGGCTACACCGGGACAGACTGGTGCTGAACCGCGTGGTATCCCGCAACAGACTAAGATACAATCTCCATTTCAGGAGAGAAAACAATCAGAACAGATAGGTGCAAACGAATCACAGAGTGCCAGGACAAGTTCCCCTGGTGTATAGCTATGAAAAAATGCACAAAATGTAAACAACTTAAATCTTTAAGCGGGTTTTATAAAGATAAATCACATCAAGATGGCTTTCGTTCTTGGTGTAAAAAATGTATGAAAAAATATCACGAAAAAAATAAGATTAAAATTCATGAACAACAAAAAGAATATTATCAGATACATAAAGTTGAAATACTTGAATATCAAAAACAATTTGGTAAAACGAAAGAAGGTAAATCTGCCAATCTTAGAAAACGCTTAAAGAGCAGTTATGGTCTTACTCTTGAGCAATATGATGAAATGGTCGAGAACCAAGATGGGGTTTGTATAATTTGTGGCAATGTAAATGAAAACGGTTATAGACTTTGCGTTGATCATGATCATGAAACAGGGAAAATAAGAGCATTGTTATGCCATCGTTGCAACCGTTTAATTGGTTGGGCCGGGGAAGATATAATTTTATTACGGTCATTAGCTAATTATCTTGAAAAATATAAAACAGGAGTATAATATGGCAATACGAAGACAACAATATGCGAGGGAACTTGAAAGACAGCTTGCGAAAGGTACAAGTCCTAAAGAAGCCCATGAAGCCGCAGTTGAGAAGAGTATAATTAAAAAACCCGCAAAGAAAAAAGTCGTAGCAAAGAAGATTCCGAAGAAAAAAGAGACTTGGGTTTCTCGGCTTAAAAGAGATATTCGACTCTTAATAAAAGGACCAACTGTACGTACAAAAGCAGTGAGAAAAGGGCTAAAACACGCACTTACCAAAGAAGAAATTGCTAAACTTAAAGGAAAGAAGTAATGCCTCTATATAGTTTCAAATGTCCGGAGTGCGGTGCCAAAGATGAGTGTGTTCGTGCAATGCAGAATGCTGGTAAGAAATGTATGTGCACATGTGGCACTAAGATGGTTCGTGATTTCGCTGCTGATTTGCCGTTTGCATCAGGTGGTGATTATAGTCGTCCTATCCATTCTGATTCATTAGCGATTAACCCCGAACAGCGAAGTGAACATGAGAAACTTTTCCCGGACATCAAACTTGATTCGCAATGTCGTCCAGTGTTTGATAAATTTGGTCCTCATCAGGACTATTTGAATAAATGTAATCTTGTGAAGGACCGCAAGAAAGTGAAACCTAAAGGAGTGAGAATAGCCTAAATTAACCTACCCCCAACTTAGTTGGGCAGCTTAATGAAAGGGTAAAGCATGAGAACACTTAAGGAAACCGAACAGGTCGCGGAAACTGAAGGCGATCACACAGAGAGTCTGAAGACAATCGATAAGCAGGCAATCGAAGACCCAAAACTTGTGAATACAGTTCAAGAAAGACTTGATAACTTGAACGAACTCACGAAGGACGAGGACTTCAACAGACTCCCGAAAGAGAAAACGGCAGTTCCAGAAGAAGAATCAGAAGGTTCTACCCCTGAGCCAGAGGATGGTAGTGAACTGGAAGGAGACGGTCAGGCAGAATCCGAAGAGAAACCAGATGGGTCTACCCCGGAAGCGGAGAAGAAGGATGAAATCCCGGATGCTTATATCAGAGCCGCGATTCATCAGAAATGGAGTCAAAAAGACGTTGATGAATTAGTAGAGAGTAATCCAGAGTTAGCCAAGAGAACATTTGAGAATTGTTACAACAGTGTTGTCCAGGCTTCAAGGGATTTCTCGGAGATCGGTCGTGCGAAGATTGAGTTGGATCGCCAACAAGCCGGCGTGCAGACTACTCAACAGACTGCAACTGAAGTGGTTGAAGATTCAGATACGACAGCTTTGATTGCGAAACTTCAAAAAGAATATCCTGATGATCCGTTAATTGATGTTGTTGTTGCCGGGCTAAAAACTAAACCTAAACCTGTCCAGACACAGCCTGTTTCACAACAGCAACAAGGTTATGAAATTGCTACAGCACGACATAATGTGGCGGCAAATGCTGCCATCGATCAGAGAGTTAATTCTTTCTTTGATGCTGATAACATGAAACTTTACAACAAGTTTTATGGTAAACTTGAACTCGGCCAAATTCCAGAAGATCTTTCTAACGGTCAACAGCAGAATAGATTACATCTTCTTCAGGAAGCTGAGTTCATAATGGCCGGGCATGGTGTAAGGGGTCAGAAGATCGAAGTAGAACAAGCTCTCGAAAGAGCACATCTTATTGTCACCGAACCTATTAGAACGCAGATTGTGCGTGATAGTCTAAAAGCAACTGCAACGAAGCGTAAGAAAAGTATGACACTTAGACCATCCGAGAGCAAGCGTTCAAGTGACAATATGATTACTGATTCATCTAAACCAAGGAACAAAAGAGAATTGGAACAATCTGTTCAGCAACATCTGAACAAAGTGTTCAAAAGTTAAAAAGGAGTAAATTATGGCTGGAGTAGCAAATGCAGATCTTATTGATCTGATTGCAACCACTCTACCTCAGTTGCCTGAGCAATATTTTGAGGTAACGTGGACAAACAATGATTATGAAGCCTGTCGAATCTATCAGCGGGATCGTATGGAAGTTGACGGCGGGACTTCGATCAAGCGTAAAGTTATGTTCAATCACACTGGGAATGCTCGTTATCGAAGACTTTTCGATACCGATGATCCCGCTGTGTCGGACGTAATGAAAGAAATCGATGTACCTTGGTGTCAGATAGGTACACATTATTCATGGGACATTCTTGAGATCAAGCGTAACGCGAATTCTGCAAGAGGTTTCATTCGTTTGCTGGAAACCAGGCGAATTGATGGTCTGTGGAGTCTTGCAGATCTGATCGAAGAGCGTTTCTGGAAAACCCCGGATAGTGCAACTGATGATCTGAATCCGTATGGTGTTCCGTATTATATTCAGATGTTGGATGCTCTTTCAACGACCGCTGGTTTTCTGGGTCGTAGAGTTGTTTATGGAGATGGCAGTACGAGTGTTATTTGTGCAAGTATTAGTGCTGATACTGAGACGCGATGGAAAAACTGGGCGGCTACATATGCCAGTGTAAATAATGCTTTACTCGAAACTTTCCGAACAGCCTTTACAATGACCAAATTCAAAGCTCCGTTGATCATCAATGATCCGGCACAGAAACGCAATGCTGCTAAGAGAGTTTATTGTAATGCTGCGACTATCGTAAAGTTACAAGTATTGGCTGATGCCAGAGATGACTTCCATCGTGGTAAAGATGTACTCGGTAATATTCGTATTGATGATGGTGCCACTGTGTACCTGAATCGTTTGCCAGTTATCTATATCAGTGAACTCGATGGTGTTGCTAATCTGCAAACTGGTTATACGAATGAGACTGATCCGATTTATTGTGTTGATTTTGAGAAGTTCATCCCTTACGTCCAGGATGGTTATTGGATGGAAGAGAGTGAACCGATGACAGATCGTACACAACATACGACTTTCACCGTGTTCCTGGATGGTTCTCATAACAACCTGTGTACTAATCGTAGGACCGCAGGATTTGTAGTTCATAAGCCAATCGTGGCTGATTAATATTAACCTTAACTTAAAATGAGGAGCAAAAAATGGCAAAAGGAAAAGCTAAAGTTAATTACTTAGGGAGAGCCGGGGTTGTAATGCCCCAAACAGTGCCAAGTTGGGATTTTATTTATGAAGTTTCAAGTATAAGAAATCCCAAATATAATATTGGTGATAGGGTTGTACTTCCCGATGGTCGTACATTTTATTATTGTAAGTCGTCTAATCCCTGTGATACTTATAAGGCCAATGCCTTTTACAACGCTATTCCTGCAACAGGTATTGATTACGCGTCTGTAGCGGCGGCTGCGGCTAAAGGTGCTAAATCTGTTGTGTTGGATAATGGGGCTGTTGTTGCACAAACATTAGATGGTTTACGTGGTGGAACTATTGTTATAACTGAAGATGATAACGCTACTGTGCAGCAAAGAGGGATCATAGGTAATTCAGCAGCCGCAATAAGTGCTGAATGCACTATCTATCTTGATGCAGCCCTTACTGCTGCTATAACTACAGCAGCATGGTCTGCTTATTGTATGCCATCACAGTATTCTGCTGTCGAAAGAACAGGTACTCGTATTGAGGGTGGTACTTCTAAAGGTAGAGTTGGTTTTGTAGGTTATGCTGCTGCCGTAGTTAATGCTGCTAATTTATATCATTGGGAGCAAACTTGGGGTCCGATTGGAGCATCTACGTATGGTAATGTCGTTGGTAAACAACAGTATAAGCGAGAAGTTGTTTTCCGTTATGACGGTAATCTTATTTCTCGTGGTACTGCTGGAATACTCGGATTAGAAGCACAGACCGCAGGATTCATCATGGACAATAATAAATTAGATAATGGTGCTACTGTGGTTATGTTGCAGATCGCTCCGTAATTAACTGACCCGCAACTCGGAATCC